ATCACTTGGAATGCTAATTTTGTTATATAGCATTTGCCAGGTGTTGAGTCCGTGTCCAGCGTTGTGCTGGGAACGAAATTCTCATTTCTTTTGATTTGAGTCGGTTTGACTGATGAGTCAACTAGAGAAAACGGATCACTCTTTTGTGATTAGGTAATGGTTCACTGTCTAGGATTGTTACAAGAACCTCATTTAATTATGGGACACTCTTGCTTTCCACATAGATATAACTACAGATCCTTTGAATTTTCAGTTTGTCGCGCTAAGATATGTAAGTCGCGTGTGAAATTTTCTCTTTTTGATGATTCTTTTGAATCAAGTGAAACGTTACAGTGTTGTACAGATATTTCAGGTTTGGGAACCTGACTGTCAGCTGAACGTGTATAATGCTCGCTTCTGAGCATGGAGACGATCCAGTAATGAAGATAGGAAGTTGCCGTACGTATGCAAATATTTACGGCCTTGGTAGGTGACTTGACTTCGCAACCCATGCGGGAAAAGCGAAGGAATTCCATAACGACCTACAGTACTGTGCTGTGGCAACTGCACTTTACAAAATACCCCCCTTGCTACTAACAACAAAAACTTTTTGAAAATTATTGAAGCAAACAATTTAATTCTTATCGATGAATCGATGAGTCCCGGAGAATTGTCCGGATCGTCAGACCTCTGCTATGTCTCCGATGTATTGATTATGATAGGTAGTTCACAACTATCCGTCACAGTTTTACGCTCCAACACAACGATCCTTTCAGTTGCAATGGAAGAAACAAGTCCTGATGACGGTTCCTTACAGGAATCGGATATCAGTGACGCCCCGAATATAGAACCGGCCGTAAAAAGACCCATCTATCGTCGTCAGACTGCCTTTATGGCCGATGACACGAAAACAGATGATCACTTTGACGAAGCCATGGAACTTTTCGGGATCACCCTCGATTATGATTCTGATTTTTCGCTGAACACATATCGTGAACGGACATATCCTATGTCCAACCCTCACTCTCCACAGGGATCTTTATCCGATGAGTATGGGTTCTTCACACCTTATGATAGTGATTTTTCGGTCGATTATGATCGTTTTGAAAGACCTGCTCGAAGGCCTTCTGTCTCCTCCAGTTCAGAGGAGACATACGAGGCCCAAGAAGGCGTGGATTATGAGTTGAACGATAAGTTTGATTCTCTTCCACTTCCTGAAGTCCACTCTCGTATAAAGAGTCGCCTGAACACAGCTGCTAAGATAAAAGCAGAATGTATGGCAATCACTCAAGCAGAGATAGATTTGCAGGAAAAATTGTTCGAAGATAAACTCGAACGGGTTCGTGCTCTCTGGAAAGAGAGTAAGGACCATTATGTACC